TGAAGCAGGAATATGGCGACGACGAACCGACGCGGGCGGTGCTGAACGTGATCACGCGCGCGGCGACTGTGCCCGCCGATACCGTGACGTCGGGCTGGGCGAGCCAGCTCGTCGCGACTTCCATCACGGAGTTCTTCGCTGCGCTGATGCCGAATTCGGTTTATCCGGCACTGGCATCGCGAGGCGGGAAATTCACTTTCGGCCGCGCTGGCATCGTGTCGATGCCGACACGGTCGAGCACACCGACGATTGCTGGGTCGTTCGTTGCCCAAGGATCGCCGATCCCTGTGCGGCAGGGTGCGTTCACGGCGATCACCTTCACTCCGAAGAAAATGGGCGTCATCAGTTCGATGACGCGCGATATCGCAGAGCACAGTACGCCCGCGATCGAGGGTCTGATCCGGCAGGCCATCGTCGAGGATACTGCGGTCGCCATCGACTCGATCCTGCTCGATGCGACGGCGGCAACGACAACGCGGCCGGCCGGCTTGAAAGCGGGTGTTGCCGCCACGACGGCAACGGCGGCCGGCGGCCTCAACGCTTTGATCGGTGATATCCGTGGACTGACGGGAGCACTGATCACGGGCACCAACGGCAATCTGCGATCGCCGGTGTGGATTATGAACCCGGCCGATATCCTGGCGGCCTCGTTGCTTCCTGCCACTGCGGGCGGCGGCGAATTCCCGTTCAAGGCTGAACTGACGGCTGGAACGATGCAGGGTATGCCGGTTATTTCCAGCAGCAACGTGACGGCCGATACGATGCTGTTGGTCGATGCTGGGGACTTCGTCAGCGTCACCGGGGACAGCCCGAGGTTCGACATTTCCGACCAGGCGACGATCCACATGGAGGACACGACGCCGCTTGCGATCTCGACTGTTGGTTCGCCGGCTACCGTCGCAGCTCCAGTGCGCTCGCTGTGGCAAACGGACTGCCTCGCCGTTCGTATGTTGCTCGACATCAACTGGGGTATGCGCCGCACGGGCGTCGTTGCCTGGACCCAGACGATGACCTGGAATTGATAGTCGGAACAAGCCGCGCCAATGCGGCTTGTTTTTTCTCATACAACAGGAGGCCATGAACATGGCTAAGGAACTTCGCAAGACAAAAGACCATCCCGACGTGAAGGCAATGCAGGAGCAGCGCGAGCAGCGTGCCATCGCAAACGAGGAAGCGATGGAGCGAATGGACTCGTCGCAGCCGACGCCGACGCAGGAGGAAAACGATCTCGCCCGGCTCGGCATTCATGTCGACGAAAAGGAGCCGGACGGCAGCGGGCCGACCGTCATCACCAAGACGATCGTTGCCAACGTTCCGCTCGGCTACGACACCAAAGACGTGCAGGCCAAGCACGCGGAGAGGGCAGGCCAGACGCCTGCTTATCCGAAGCCCAGAACGGAGCACAAGACGTAATAGCTACAACCGGCGGGGATTGAACCATGCCACGTATCGTCGTCACAGCGACAATCCCCGCCGGCCAGTCTATTTCCAATGCGATCGATCTATCGGCCGGCAATGCAGTATTCTGTCAGATGCCGTCGGGATGGACGCCTGCCCTGCTCTCGTTCCTGATTTCAAATGACAATGTAACGTTTGGCGACTTTGTCGATCAGAACACCCGGGAAATTTCGCTCAATGTCATACCGGGAACGGTGGTCTCGGTTGATCGCCTTCCGTCACGCGCCGGCTGGCTGAAATTCCGCTCCGGTTCTCGCTTCGGCCCGGTGATCCAGACCGCCAACCGAACCTTCACGATCATAGCTGATACGAGCGCGATGGTGACGGAGGTTTGATGCGCATCTTCGGCTTGCCGATCCCGTTCACCGGCGAAAGCCAGAAGGCGCTCAGTTCTGTGCCATACGGCACGAGCGGCTGGTATCCGGTCATACACGAGCCGTTCCCCGGCGCGTGGCAGCGCAACCTTCCGATCAATACCGACACTGCAGCATCGTTCCATGCGGACTTCGCGTGCAAGACGCTGATCGCGCGCGACATCGCCAAGCTGCGCGTCAAGCTTGTCGAGATGGATGCCAACGGCATCTGGTCCGAGACGACCAACCCGGCATTCAGCCCGGTACTTCGGCGCCCGAACAGTTACCAAACCCGGAATCAATTCTGGGAAAACTGGATGCTGTCGAAATTGAGCCGAGGCAACACCTATGTGCTGAAACAGCGCGACAATCGCAATGTCGTCACCGCGCTGCATGTGCTCGATCCGACGCGGGTACAGACGCTTGTGGCCGACGATGGCAGCGTGTTTTATCGTATTAGCAGGGACAATCTGGCAGGCACAGATGAGGTCACCGTTCCGGCGCGCGAGATCATCCATGACCGCATGAACTGCCTGTTCCATCCGTTGTGCGGGACGCCGCCGGTGTTCGCTAGCGGGTTGGCAAGCATGCTCGGGCTGAATGCGCAGAAAGCATCGGCGCTGCTGTTTGAGAACAGCTCTATGCCGGGCGGCATTCTCACGGCTCCTGCCGAGGTGAACGATCAGGTCGCACAGATGATCAAGCAAAAGTGGGAAGCCAACTTCTCCAAGATCAATCTCGGTCGTGTTGCCATCCTGGATAACGGGATGAAGTACGAGAAGATCGCAATGACGCACGTCGAAGGCCAGATGGTCGAGAACCTCAAATGGTCGGCCGAAGTCGTCTGCTCAGTCTACCATGTTCCGCCATACAAGGTCGGCGTCGGTGCGCTGCCGAGCTACAACAACGTCCAGGCGCTCCAGATCGAATACTACGGGCAGGCCCTCCAGGCCCCAATCGAGGAAATCGAGGAACTGCTCGATGATGGGTTGGGTCTCGGCGGTTATGGTACCGGCCTTGGGACCGAGTTCGACACCGAGAACCTGCTGCGCATGGACAGCGTGACGGCAATCACCGCCATTCGCGACGCGATCGGCGCGGGCGTAATGTCGCCGAACGAAGGCCGCAGCAAGCTCGACCTCAAGCCGGTCGATGGTGGCGAGTCGCCATATCTGCAGCAGCAGAATTATTCGCTGGCGGCGTTGGCGAAGCGCGATGCGCAGGCCGATCCGTTTGCGCCTAACACGCCAAACACGCCGGCAGCGCCAGCCGCCGAACCGCCAACTGACAAGCCTGCTGATACGGCACCCGCCGATGCAACTCGCCGCGCATTGCTAGAAACGCGCGGCTATCGCGATGAGAGACTGCGTCATGCAGCCTAGCAGCACGCGCGAGAATGACTGTCCGCGCTGTGGCCTAAGGTATCCGGAACTGTTCTTTCGGAAGACGCGCGTGGCATATGCATATGCCACGCAGACTAGGCGACCTGTTTGCCTTGGATGCGAACTGAAGGATCGTGACGAGCAAAAAAAGCAGGATCGTTGGAAAACCAAGGCTAACGATGCGTTTCGGCGGCATGCCGACAAATTCATCAGACTCGGTTTGGCCTCAACGCGCGCTGAATTTGCGGAAAAGTATGGATGGGATGTCGAGAGAATGGCCCATCAGGCCAAGCATTGTTATGAGAATGGTTGCCGATATTGCGGTGAACCGTTCTGCGATATGGGTCACGGACTGGCGGATATCACTCTTGATGTGACTGATCCTACACAACTGCCGTTCTATTCCACAAATACAGCCTGGATCTGTGGAACCTGTAACAGGGAGAAAGGCCGACGCTCAGCCAGTGAGTGGGCGCTGATCCTGATCTGTTGGGCTCGGTGGCGCAAGCGCCAGACGGTGTTGGCAATTCGTAGTTACATAGGACCGCTCTTTGAATGGACGCCGAGGCTGTTCCATGACTGACCAGACAAATTGGGCCGAGGTGCTAGGTGAGTTACTGGCCGATCATGAGATCTCTTTGAACAAGCAGGTTCCGGTCATGGTGGCTGAGCAGTTCGCCAGAACCATCGTGCCGCCGGAGCTCGCCGAGCAAGTCAAGTCGGCCATCCATCTGCTGCACGAGTCACCGCCAATCGTGCAGCGCAATGCGCCACCGTCATCGGCCTCGCCGCTGCCGCCGCCGCGGCCGAGCCGGATCGAGCGCAATGAGAACGGCGGCTACACGATGATCTACGACGAGCCGACGGCATGATCGTTAACCTCTCGGAAGCCGCGAGCAACGCGATGCTCGACGTTCTCGCCGGCTTGATGGACGGCGGCAGCATCGAGCTGCAGTCCGTTGCCGGCAACACGCTCGCGGTGCTGCGGCTCGCCAGCCCGGCGGCACAGCCGGCCGAAGCCGGCGCGCTCGTGCTCAATCCGATCGGCGAGGAAGACGCCGCGCTTGCACGCGGCGAGGCGGACAAGGCGCGCATCCTCGCATCGGACGGCGGCGAAGTGCTGCTGTGCGACATCGGCGACGAGAACAGCGACGCGGTGATCCGGCTCAACACGACGCAGATCTACCGCAACAGTCCGGTGCGCATCCGCTCATTCACACTGGCGATGCCGTGATGCGCTTCACCGCTCTGCAGGATTTCTATTCGGACGAGACGCAGAGCCAGTATGTCTGCGGTCTGAGTTACACGGTCGGGCCGGCGGACGAGCGGCTGCACGAGCTGGTCGCGAAGTGGATCGCGGAAGGCAAGGTTGTCGAGGGCGGTCCCGAGGCGACCGTCGCCGGAAAGGAATAGCGCATGGCCGTAACTCATCCGTCCGCGATCCGTACCGGCATTGCGGATTATGTCGTCGACCAGATCGATCTCAACACGCCGCCCGGCAAGATCATCATGCAGACCAGTGGCGGCACCACGGTTGCCACGCTGACGTTTTCCAATCCGGCATTCGGCGCGGCGTCGAGTGGTGTGGCCACGGCGTCAGCCATCACGGCCGACAGCAGCGCGGTCGGCGGGACTGTTGCCAAGGCCGAGTTCCGCCAGGGCGGCGGCACGGCCGTTGTGCTGTGCTCAGTGACGGCGACGGGCGGCGGCGGCGACATCACGCTCAACAGCGTCGTGATCTCTGCCGGACAGCAGGTATCGATCACCAGCCTGACGTACACCGCTCCGCCGTAAGATGCCGCTGGTCGACGAGATCGCGGCGATCCGCGCCAGCCGCAAGGACGAGCGCGCGGCGACGCTGGAGATCTACGCGCTGAAGACCAATGCCCTGCTCAATGTGATCGAGCGGGGCAAGATCGTCGCGCACAAGGACTACACGTTCCGCATCAACGACGCGCGCATGATCGGCGAGGGGCGGCTGTTCCTCGACGTGACGTTCGCGCGCGGGCCTGTCACCGTCACCCACCAGATCACCATCACCAACCCGCCGGTATTGCCACGCGAGAGGACCGGTAATGAGCGGGACGACCTGATCACGGCTGTCAGCGAGATGCTGGAAGGGTTCGCCTGATGGCTGTCTATAATCGTATTTACAGCAGTACGGCTGATACTTATGGCGAGGCCACCAGCCCTACATATAGTATATCCAGAGGAGGCACCGCTAGTACGTCTGGGTTTGCCGCTTCGCTTACTGGTCCTGTCACACACACTTTTACCGGTTCCAATTATATCTGCCGTCAAGTATTTCTGGTCTTTGACACATCAGCGGTTCCGTCCGGTTCAGGAACCGGATTATTTTCCATAGATGTAGGCAGTGGCGGCATCACCGCTAACGCGGACACTGTTCGTTTCAGCGGAGTTTCGTCGGTTGCCAACAAGATCGCTGGGGCATCACTGGCTGCGCTAACGCATCATAGCAGCCCCGGAACATTTCCCACGGCAAGCGGTCGCTACACAGCGGCTGTTACTAGTGTTGCGGCAATACCGAGGTCGGCAACTTTCAATGTTGTAATCCATTCGGTCGGCGAAGAGAATGGCAGCGTCGCTCCGACAGGAACGAATAACGTTACTGTCAGTCTGGCCGATACTTCGGGTACGACCAGCGATCCGTTTCTTCAACTCTATCTCGGCTCGCCTTGGGAATTTGTCGGCGTCTCCAACGAAGTCGCAGTCGCCACCACCGCGCACGCGCTGGTCACCACCGGCATCAGCGGCACGCTGCAGGCGGGCGATCTGCTGATCGCCTGTATCACTTCGCGCATCGCATCGACCACCTCGGTAACGCTGCCGACCGGCGGCGAGTGGACGCTGGTCGCAGAGCAGAAGAACAACAACACCGCAGCCACCAGCTCCGCTCTACCTTCGGGGCTGATGGCGTACTGTGTTCGCGGCGCGAGCAACCCGAACCTGACGTTCACGCATCCCGTCGCGCCCAGTCAGGCGCAGGGGCGGATCGTCGCTTATCGAAACGTCAACACGACTTCTCCGAAAGATACCCAGACCAGTTTCACTACGGCGACTGGCACCACGGCGGTGAGCGGCACCGGCCTGACGACGACGCAGATCGAGGACCTGATCGTCGCAATGGCGTGCGGCGGGCAGGAGGCCGCGTGGTCCGCGTTCAACGCGACGGACCCGGCGGGTGCGTCGGGCGCGACGGACACCACGAGCGCACCGACGACGACGTGGATCGAGCGTGCTGACTCTCTTGTAACGACGGGTGCTGACGGTTCGCTCGCGATCTTCGACGCGGTCAAGCTGACCAGTGGCGCGACCGGCAACCTCACTGCCACGGCGTCTGTTTCGGCTGGCCACGTCGTCGTCGCGGGCGCGTTCAAGATCGCCGCGGCGGCGGTCACTGGCACAGGCACGCCGGCCGGACAGGCTGGCACCGTAGCAAGCGCTGGCGTTTCATCGTCAGATGGCACCGGCACGCCGGTAGCCCAGGCGGCGGCGGTCAGCGGAACAGGCACCGCAGGCTCTGCCGAGGCCACTGGCACGGGCGCCGCTACGGCTGACGCCTCGGTCGTCGGCGGATCTGGCGTTTCGGCCTCGAGCGGCACTGTAGCACTGGCTGCGCAAGCCGCCACGGCGGCGGGCGTCGGCGCCTCGAAGTCGAGCGGCGCGGGCGCGCTGGCTGCGCAAACTGCCACGGTGTCAGGCGCCGGTGCCGTCGCCTCGTCCGGCACCGGGGCACTCGGCGCGCAGGCTGCGACGGTTGCCGCCTCCGGACTGTCGGTCTCGACCGGCACTGGCGCACTGGATGCGGCTGCGGCGACCGCCACAGGCGAAGGCGCATTGGTCTCCACGGGCACCGGCAGCTTCGTCGCCGGGTCGGCAGAGGTCGCCGGCGAGGGCACGGTCGCCACCGGAAATACCGGTGCGCTCGTCGCGGACGCCGCGACGGTCGCAGGGCTTGGCGTCTCGGTTTCGATCGGTACAGGCGCGGCGCAAGCCGGCGCGGCGGCGGTTGCAGGTGCAGGCCTGTCGGTATCGACGGGCACCGGCACGTTGCTCGCCGGTTCGACCACGGTCACAGGTGAGGGCGTTGTTCTTGAGGACGGCGCCGCTGTTGGGACTGGCGCACTGGTGGCCGGTGCCGCAACGGTCGCGGGCGCGGGCGAGGTCACCGGAGAGGTCGCGCCGCCGATCTTTGTCGGTGGCGGGCACTTCCGGCCGCAGCCGCGGCGTCCTCTCCCCGTCGAGGGCGTCGGCTACGGTATCCTGCCGGAGTTCGAGGGTGAGGCGCATGGCCTCGTCGTCGTCGCCGGCACCGGCGTTGCTTTTCTCCCCCGTGTCGGCGGCGGCGGTGCTGGAACGGTTGATGTCGCCGGGCGCAGCGCGGCCTGGCTGGCGGTCAAGGTGGCGGCGATCGGCGCGCGCGGTCAGGCCGGCGCAGGCGATGCGCTGCTCGAGGGACTGTCGGTTGCGGGCGAGGGTGTCGCCGGCGCGCGCGGCTCGGGTTCGGGCGCCATTCTGCTCAAGGGTGCAGCCACCGGGCAGCACGACGACGATGAGGCCGTGGAGGAATTGGAGTTGGTTCTTCTCGGCGCGGGCAGGCGAGGACGCCTGCAGTCCCAGGAC